TGAAGGTGACATCATGTCTATGGGTCTTGGTGGTGCGCTTGGTGCATTGAGTGTAGCAGGTTTGATACCGGCTGCTGGTACACTTGCCGATGTAGCACAAGCACCTGTCAAAGCTGCAGTGAAGTCACGCCTTGCTGACCAGACAGAACAGATGCTAGACAAAGGGCTGGCTACACGTGGTAGAAAGACTGTCGATGTAGAGGAAGCTGAGTTTACTGGTGAGCCACGTGAACGTCCTACACCTAAAGTGTTTCATGGTGCAAAGAGTATGACCAAGCCTCGTTCAGGAGAGGCAGCAAAGTTTGAGTCAACGCTGTACAAGTTTAGAAGTCAGTACATTGCTGACCCTGTGTACGATTTATTTGCTGACAAAGAATCCAAACTAATATCTAGCAACCTTAAAAGCGTTGATGATATAGTGGATGAACAGGGCTACGGTAGGTTTGGTATTCCTGTAGGTGAACCAGACGGTACTATAAATGTAGCAGACATTACGTTCAGAAAGGGTGAGGATGGTACACTAGATGTACACTTTATAGACCTCGATAAGAATGTAATAGAAGAGGACGCAGTTGCCCAGATACCCGTATCAGAAAGCGGTGAAATTGAATATGATAAGCTGGTAGCAGAACTAAACAACCTATCTAAGACTATCTCTTCCAATGCTCAGACAGTAGGTGAAACAAGAGTGGATGCCCTCAAACGAGAAGGCTTCGCACCCTTTGATAGCTTCAAAGGAGAGGCTGGATTAGCTGGCCCATCTGCATCAGGTGAACACTCTGAACTAACCAAAAAACTACTGTCAACTTCTCGTGACCCTCTTGTATCCATGAAGCCATCCTTTGGTGGTACAGATGTTCGTAATGTAGTGTACGCTGACTTGCCTCGTGAAGCAACTGCAGACTTATCACCCGATGCTTATACGGCTACTAAAGATAGCTATATAGATTTACCAGACCTTGAGGGTACACAGACAGGATATAGATTACCTAAGAGTCTACACCTAGAAGCGGAAGAGGCTATAGCCAATCCAGAGTTACTGGATGTAAAAGCACTGTCAGATAATCCTGAACTAGCTGCACGTGTTCAGCGTGGGCAAGATACTGTTGATAGGATTATGTCTACCGCAAGCGATAAACCAGCTAGACTATACAAAGAACTTGCAGATAATGCATCAGAAGATGGTGTACAAGTTATTACCCCTAAGTTTGCTAGAGAGGGCTACGATGTTGTGAAGAATGTTCTTAGTGACTTGCAGTCTCTTGGACAATTCACGGAACAGTATGGCGCACGTGGTACGTATGATGACTTGCTTGAGGGCTTGGCTAGAGACAAGAATACTTACGAAGGCTTTCTCGACCTATTAAATGACTTACCTAAAGCATTACCACAAGGTAGCCTACGCAAGCGTAACATGCAGACTGTATCTGCTGCAATGAAAACACTAGGCGGTAAAAGCTATGATGACTTGGATGCTGACTTCAAGTCAAAAGAAGTGTTGAGAGATGTGACTGATAAAGAATTAAAACATGCACTGTATAGCACAAAGGAATTACCAATTAGTCTGACAAAGAAACTAGATAAGGCAGGTCTTGGTGTTTATATGGACGGTTTTACCGACATGAATAATCTAGGCTACAAGGATTTGAAACGAATACTCATGTTAGCTACGGACAATATGAACAGGGGTGGACTAGCATCACGCAAATAACAAAGGGGGCAATTAAGCCCCCTCTTTTTTTATCTGTTATCTCCATTGCCACCAATTGTTCCTCGTTCCTTCCTGCCAGACAATTTGTTGTAGTTTTCCTGTGCAATCTCAGACAGGTCAAAGCCTAAGTCACGTGCCAATGCAGCGCAATACCATAACACATCCCCTATCTCACTGGCAAGTTCAATCTTCTTCTGCTCAAAGTTCTCTTGGTCATACCCATCACGTATAAACTTCTTCACTTTGTTTGCCACTTCACCTGCCTCACCTGCAAGTCCAAGTGCAGGATAGAGAATGCTATGTGAGTGAGGGTATATAGCAAACTCTACTGACTTGCGTTGGTAATCATTCATTTCCATGTCTTTGTATTTCTCCTTTATCCAATTTCTAGCTTGCTGTTCTAAATCCATCAAACAACTCCTTTGTTTGTTTAACAGGTATCTTAAACCATTCACCTTTTCTATCACTTGCATGTTCAGTAAACAAGAAGTGCATTGCTTTCTCTGCTTCGTGTCTGTTCTTCACTGAGATTGTAGTCAGAACTTTGTAATCACGAAAGGGTGACGATGTTTGGTATCCATTGAGTCTGTCTTCTGCATCAACTGCTTTTCCTACCTTCACCCACTCAGGCCATGCAGCATTTGTAATGGCGTACACTTGACCCTCATTTACTGTCTCAATCTTATTGTGTGACCACGCATCGTCCAGTGACTTGTATCTTCCGGGTTTATGTAATGGGTGCTTCTTTGAAATTTCTTTACCATTAACATACATCCTATTTGCGTCACGTTTTTTTACAGCCTCTGGATTATCTTTATAATACATTGGCTTACCTGTGTAAGGATTCTTTAAAAATCTTTCTATCATTTTCTTCTCCTTCCTTTAAATCTGTGCTTGAAGAATACAATTACATTTATTGTGGTGTTGACAGTGATAGCTGTAAGCAACCACCACTGCCACCAATTAGGCCAATCTACACCATCTATCATGCTGCTGTCAAGTCAACAACTTCACAAACGCCAGCAGTACATGCCAACTCACGTCCACCTGATGTAGTGTCTTCCTTCTCAAACTCTTGTAATGCTGCCCAATCAATTGATGTTGGCATCTTCTCAAGCATCTCATTGTACTCATCTTCTGTACAATCCTGATAAGGTGCTTGCTTGTAAGTGTGTTCACTAAACGGTAGGAAGCTGATGCCTGACACTTCATCAAAGTGTTCGTACACCCATGAACCTACATCCATCCACTCATCCTCTTTCACAGAGATAGTTACAGATGGTTTGTGTTCACACCAATGACGCTGATACATCAGCCACAGTTCAAGCTGTTCAATGGCGGTCATCTCAGTACGTGTTACCGCACCTTTAGGTGACTTCATTGGGAAGCTAAACACTGTAGTTGATTCAGGCTTCATCACATCTGGTTCAGCAGGAATACCCTGTGCAATCATGAACTGTGTCAATGGGTCTTTATTATCGCCACGAACAGTACGGATGTAATAAGGATTGTGACGAGCATGAATACCCGATGCACTATCCACTAGCTGTGACACAGTACCTGATGGCTTGACGCATGTGATAGCCGCTGACTGCGGAATACCAAGTGTGCTTGCCATCGCTTTGTTAGCGTTCACTGCCACATCCTTCAATGCTTCCAGTGTCTGACCAATGTTCTTGCCAAGATGTCCTGACTTACCTGCCATCATTGCATTGTCCAAGATACCAGTAAGTGATACACCCAATAGGCGTTCTTCTTCTGTATTGTTCTTCCAAATCTTACGCAAGTACTTAAAGTCAGTAAGTGTAGATTGAAACGTACCAAGAATGGTAGCAAGGCGAACCTTCTCTGTCAGTGATTCTTGTGTGTCATTCTCACGCACAACAACTTCTGACAAGTTACAGAACTGATACGGACGAAGGATGATTTCACTACATGGATTACATCCAAAGTCTTGGTCAGCATCACGTCTACCATTCTTTGCTGCTTGTACTTGTGCAGACTGACGGTTAAAGATACCACGTTCACCAGACTTTGATTCGTACAGTGATAGCCATTCACGCATGAATGTACCCATCTGTGGCTTCTCTTTGTAGGCAACGCTGTTGTTTGCAAGCGCACGTTGTCCTTCGTTTTCCCACCACATACCTGCTTTAGCATGACTCATCTGGTCATCATTCAGGTTTGAGAGGCGAATGAGTGCGCTGCGTCTGACCCCACCGACAACTACAACCTCACCAATCTTACACATGATGTCGTGACACTCAATGGGGTACAGTCTACGACCTGCTGCTGCCTTGAACTTATCAATGATAAACTCAAACAGTTCCTCAAGAGGGGCTGGACCACTGGCACGACCACCGAAAGTCTTGAGACGTGCGCCAGCAGGACGAACCTCTGACATATCCCATTGTGGTATTTGCCCTGCGTACAGGAGAGAGATTAACTCACGCAATGATTTAGCCCAGCCCGGTCTTGAGTCGCCAACTTTGATGACAGTATCTGTGCGATGCATGTCTTCATTGACGATAGGTAGCTTCTCAATGTGATGACGTTCTACTGAGAAGCCGACACCAGTACCACACATGAGAATATACATTGTCTCATCGAAAGCACGTGGGCTATCGACAGGAACGTAAGAGCAATTGTAACCGCCTACGTGACATCTATCCAATGCAGGACCTGCTGTCATCAAGGCTCTCATGCTAGGCATGATGTGTTGATTAAGTACAGCATCTTCAAGTTCGCTACGAAGTTCATCTGATAGATTGTACTTGTGCTTCTTCTTGAGATGCTTCGCCATGTAATCAAAGTAACGTGCTACTGTTTCACTCCAAGTCTCACGCCTTTGTTCATCTTCCTTCCACCTTGCATAGCGAGACAAGGCAATGAAGTTTTGGTAATCTGTAGGTAAGTAATTGTTCATGGGGTCACTCCTGTATAGTTTTTATGTTACGTATTTTTATACCCTCAACATCATATAGACTGTCGATGATATTCTCTTCTATCTCTTCTGCTACATTCTCATCAGCAGGAACGGGGTACTCTTCGGGGTCAATCTCCAGAGTAAGAAACATCTTAACTCTCAGCATCGTACATACCCTCTACCTCTTTGATGAGTTTGTCAAGATACCATCTTGCTTTACTCAGGTCTTCCACACCATTCTTGTAGCGATATCGCCATAGATACTTCATGATGTTACCTTGTAGATAATACTCAAAACCATCGCCTGTCGCAGCAGCAATAGCCTCAATGCATTCAATCTCTGTGTTATTGTAATGCGGTGGACTATTGACCATATCTAGCTTATTTACTATTCTATCAGATGCTTTCTCAATATCATCCATGATATGTTTATAACTTGTCATCATGCACTCCCTTCTGTTTTAGTTCCAAAGTCAATCTTAACTACGTTGCCACTTTCTTCGACAACCTTTGGCTTATCTTCTAACTCAACTTCATATTCCATGTCAAGTTTTTCCATAACGTATTGATGAACTAAGTCACGAAGGTCTTCATTAACTTCCATGATGGGTATACAAGAAGCCATCATCTTACAGAAGTGTATTAACTGCCCATAGTCATCATCAGATAGTGCATTCTCTGGTTGAGTTACAATAGCTAAATCAATCTCTCCATTCCACATTCCTTGGTCATCACAGAATGGTCTAACCCTGACAATAAAATCTTCCGGCTCTATAGTATCATATTCTGGCATATTACTTACTCCTTTTTATTTTGCCCCCTGCAAACTTTATAAATGCAGGATGTTTGTTCTTGCCTTTTTCCTTCAGCCAATCTTCGGGAACGATGCGGTCATAATATCTGAAGTTGTATTTGATACACCACTCAGCGTATGTAGACTTAGCACCCTTTCGTAGTTTGCGTCTGCTATTCTCAAAGACAAATCTAATATCAAGGTCAGGATGCTGCTTTTTGATAGCCAGATGTTTTCGTCTGTCTGCCGCAGTGAACATGCCTTTCGTCTCAATAATCAATCCATTCGGAAGAACAAAGTCTGGTGTATAGGTTCGATAGGCTAGGTCTTCCCATTCTATCTTAATACATTCGTAACCAAAGTCAATCTTTAGTTCTTTTAAGTAGTCAGATAACTTGAGTTCCAAGCCTGACCGATACCCATACTTACGTGCAGCCTTAAACTGTTTTATATTCATCAGCTAACTCAACGTAATTTACCATCTTAGGTTCTTTTGCTTTTGACACTACCGAAGGTAACTCCTGTACGTCAGGCCAGCAATCTTTTCTGTAGTTACAGAAGGAACAGGATGTGCCTAGTACTTTGTTGCCTGTCGGCTTGCCTCTGAATGTTTCATCAACAGGTTCAAAGCAACGCTCAAACTTGTTATTGTTTACATCCTCGACTGTCTTCCCTATCTTAGCTACTTCCTTATCAATGTCAATACCCTTTGCAGGTACATACTTGAATTGACCGTTAGCTTTGTTGACTACCCACCAGCCGCCAGCCTTCTTACCAGAAGCCCTTGCATAGCCAGCAAGTTGTGCAACGTAACCGAAAGCATCACCAGATGCCAGCGTGTCGAATGACTCAAACTTATTATCGTATGACCACTTAGATGCAGACTTGACATCATCAACAGCGTTATCAATAACGATGTCGTATGTGCCGCTAATCTTTGCACCCGCTACTTCAAGTGTAGTCTTGTCTGAATCTTCGTACTGTACACCTGCTTCTTTGAGCAGTCCTTTGAAGACAGCTTCAACGATGTCTCCAATCATCATGTTCATAACGAATGTAGTTGGCTTTGGTAGACCAACTTCTGGTTTGTTCTTATCATACCAGAGTTGGCAAGTGGGTCTGCCTACGTTTGACATACGTAAGCGAAACCCCTCACCGTTCTTGTGTCCACCAAACTGCCGACTAAGTGCATCTTTAATGTCGCTTGCTACTTGGTCAATGGTGTCGTCAGCCATTGTTGTTTTGCCTGACACAGCATCTTCCATGTATTGATGCAATGCTAGTTCAGCAGGATGGTTCATTACGCTACCTCGTCTTCCTCAATCTCAATGTCAACCAAGCTGTCAACTACATCAACGTCCTCATCGTCCATGTCTGAGTTAGCTTTCTCAGCCCATGTGTTAGCGATGTACGAGTTGTAGTTATCTACCCATGCCATGAAGTCAGCAAACATTGCTTGGTCTTCATCGCTGATGTTGATTGTCTTTGAGACATCAAGCGACACTACTGGAAGGTAAAAGGCATTACCATTAGGTAACTTTCTTTCCTGAGTGTTAGCCGTAATGATGTGCTGTACAGGAAGACGTTGCATCTTTGCTAGTGAGGTAAAACTCTCACCGACAATCTTGAATGCGTCACGATTATCAATCTCCCAAATGAATGGAACAGCATCTAGTTCGGCAGCATCACCATTAGCAGTGACTGCATCTACCAGTTCTACTGTACCAAGTACAACACGAACACGTTTAATCTGCTTGATTAAGTCTTGTGTCTTCTCAGGCAGTGCCTTGAAGTCTTTGATATAACCAGCAGGTTTGCCACAATTAAAGCCACCTTCATTATCCTTGAGGTCAATGTTCAAGTCATCATTCATCAGTGTTTTAATGTAGCGATTCGGTGCATCCCCCATGCCACGTACAAAACGCTTGTACATAAAACGCTGTAGGAACGGACGAATCTTAACAGATGAAGCGTAGTAGGTCTCACCGTCAGGAATCTCTAGCTTGTATGTACCGCCAGAGACAACTTCCATGTTGACCATCTTGCCCTTCACCTCAGTCTGCCCCATCACAGGGGCGTGGTTGATACGCAAACGAGCAAGCGTACTTGACTTCTGTTTTGCGTTACCAGCCTCACTAGCAATGCCCATAGCTTTAGCCATTGCCGCATAATTGTTTGCATCTATTGTTGTCAATTGTGTCATGTATATTCTCCTTCTATTTGTGAAAGTCCGATAGTTATATCAGCTTACATCCTTCGTGTCAAGCCAATTAGGTCCAATTTTTGCCTCTAATAATAGTGGCACGTTGAAGTCAATGCCCCATCTTGATGTGATGAGATTGGGTAACTCTCTGTTTGTACTGTTTATTACCTCAATCACTGCACGTTCTTCATCAGGGTGTACGTCAATAACAATACTGTCATGAACTGTGTTCACTATACATGACTTCATTGTAGATAGCAACCCCTCAATGTGCATCAATGCGATAGGCACGATATCTGCTGTAGCAAATGACTGAACAGGGTAGTTCTTTATCTGTGTAAAGTGACTAATCCTACCACTGGATTTACGTACTACATCAGGGAAAGCAAACTCTCTGCCCGATGGTGTGCGAATTACACCACTGTTCAGTGCTTCTTTAGCAAGTTTCTTATGCCATTGTGCAACCCCTTGATACTTCTCGTTAAAATGCTCATAGTACGCAGCTTCCGCAGGTGTTCTGCCATAGCCAGTTGCTCCGTAGAGTGGTGCAAACGTGTGCGCTTTTGCATCTTGGCGACTCGTCTGTTGACCAGCATTAGTAATAACGGAAGCGGTATATGAGTGTACATCAAATCCTGTAGATACTTCTTCAATTGCTACTCCATCTTGTGATAGGTAGGCGGCAGCACGGAACTCAAGCTGTGCGAAGTCAGCTTCTAGTACCTTGCCACCATCCCACCGTGATACAAATACTTTCTTAACAGGGAACGTACCACCACGTGGCATGTTCTGCATGTTAGGGTCAGCACCTGAGAACCGACCAGTTGCAGTGCGATGCTGAAGCAAACGCACATGCAGTTTACCATCTGACTTAGTGTGTGTTGAGATACCATCAATGAATGATGACAGGTATGTATCCACAGCACTCAGCCTACGAACCTTAGCAAGAAACTCAGCAGCATCTGTCATGCCCTTTGCTCTTGCGATACTCTCAA